TCATGCGTACATGGGGCCGCCTTACTGGGACTTTGATTGAACGTGATAAGGATCTGATATCTAACGGTAAAAAGAGAATAGCATCTTCAATACAAGATATAAAGTCTGACAAAGAGGCTTCTAAGATATTAAAGTCCGTAATTGGTTCTGTATCTGGCAGGTCTGTATCGGACATTGCAAATGCAATTGAGAAAGCTTCTGCTAAAAAAGATGTAAGAAATTTATTATCTTCGAATCAGAAAACAGATGAGCTTCGTAAGGCTGGTAATGGTCTGGCTAAACTGTTGAGGGGAGAGAAGGAAGCGCCATCTAGCGGAGAGGAAAGGAAGTTTATCAGGGATGTATTCTCTGATGTGCAGAGAAGGTTAAGCGAAGAGAACGGTGTTGATATCACAATGGCAGATCTTCAAGCTGTAATGTGGTATCCAGAAAAGATACTGTATGAATCCTTCAAAGAGGGAGAGTCTTTTGAAGATGCTTCCGAAGGATATACTGAAGATTCTGCACCAGATTATTTTAACGCAGCAAAGAAACTTGCTAAAAAATTAGGAGTAACAGATGAAGAAATTAATCAAGCCGTATCAGGCAGACGAGCAAATACTTCCGGAGGTACAAGAGTCGGAGATTCCCTTGCTGGCGAAACAGTTGGCAGAAATGATCAAGAAGTCCTCGGTAAAATCAGACAACTCAAAGGCGGAGCAGCAGAGCTCAGTAAAAAATCAAGAGCGCAAGCCTCTGTAGGCAACCGCAACCTCGCACCTAACGGCAAACCATCCAACCTTAATGACAAACAATACGAACAGGTAAGAACGCCTGAGTTTAAGAATTGGTTTGGCGATTGGGAGAATGATCCTGCCAATGCATCTAAGGTTGTCGATGAGAATGGAGAGCCGTTGGTTGTTTATCATGGAGGAACATTAAATCCTGAAGACAGAGGTAAGGATACATATACAGGAGACTATGGACTATATTTTACTTCTAGTCAAAGCAGAGCAAAGTCCTACACAAAATCTTCAAGCAAAGACTATAGAGATAAGTCTAAGGTTTTTGATGCTTATCTAAATATAAGAAATCCACTACCAAAAAACATATGGTCAAAGTGGAAGTATGGTGCTGATAGAATATCACAAAAAGAGTTTCAATCACTTGAAGAAAATGCGGCTGATGGTATCATAGATAAGGGCATGCTTGGTATGAAATACACTAGCCAGTATGTCGTATTAGATATGGGTCAAATCAAATCCGCAACAGATAACTCTGGCGCATTCAGCACTACAGATAACAGGATACAGGCTTCGGTAGGAAACCGTTCAGAAGAAGACCTTCGTGCTCCGGGTAAAGGCAAAGAAAGGAACAGGGCTTTGTCATCTAAGTTTGGTGATCTCGATCCCGAGACTCAGGCTAAGATTCAAGACGATGCTGTTACATATTTCCAGCGTCCCAACAAGCAGACATCAGAGGCTGTCAACGAGTTCTTGGATGGACTCAATATAGTGGATGCTGCTGACTATGTTCTAGGCAATCCAGATATTCCAGAAGTTTCCAAGGTTTGGATGGCTGCAGAGGTAGCTAAAAGACTTGGCACTCAGATGTCAGCAGAGACAGATCCTGCAATCAAGGAAGCTCTGGCCGATAAGCAAGCTGCCATATACAATGAGTTCGCAAAGAAAGCTACAGACTTAGGTCAGGCGGTTCAGGCATTCATAGCATTTAAGAAAGATCCTAATGCAGTTGAGTTCTTCCTGCCAAAGATACTTAGAGAACTTAAGAAGAAGGGAGTTGAGAATATTAGTGAGGTGCAGAAGGGAGAGATCGTTGGTATGTTGAAGGATGTTAACAATGCAAGCGAAGGTTTACCAAAAGACAAGGCAATTATTAAGCTGTCTCACTACTTGGCTGGCATTGCGCCAATGAAACCAATGGACGTATTGCAAGCCTTGTGGTATGCAAAGATCCTGTCTGGTGTTACAACACAGTCAACCAACTTCTTTGCCAACATATTTAATACTGCGTTCGAATTACCAGCGGTAGCCTTCAGGATTGCCATGTTGAATGGTTCTCCTATGTCTATGATTGCTGGCGTAAAAGGATTCGGTTCGGGGGTTGCCAAAGGAGCTATAACAGCGGCAGACATCATGAAGTCTGGCGTTAGGTCTAAAGAGTCAGACAAATACTTCTCTGAGAGTCCACTAGAGTATTTCACTTGGAGTAAGTGGCTAGGTAAGAAAGGTCAGGTTCTGGATAAGATACCACCATTAAACTTTGGCGCATGGAAGTATGTAGGTAGAATGCTTGCCGCTACTGACGCACTGTTCTCTACGGCTAACCAAGAAGCTATTGCTAACATGCTAGCCTATGCTGAAGCTGCTGGCACTCCTGCTGGAAATAATTTCAAGAAGGCCAATCAAATGCTTGGCAACACAAAGGAGAATATATCCAACGCCAGAAGTCAGGCTACTGCCGAAGGGTTTAAGCCGGGTACTTTGCAGCACAAGAGAAGGGTAATTGAGATAGTTGCACAGGGTAGAAAAGGAACAGCCGAGGCTGATGCTATTGGTAAGAGGATCACAATGAACTACGATCCAGAGGGTTGGACTAAACCACTGTTTGATGCAACTGTTGCGTTGCAACAGAAGTTCCCAGCCATTAAGATGGTAGTCCCATTCGCTAGGATCGTTGCTAACCTTACAGAGAACTCTCTTAATTATAGTCCTTTTGGATTGATAAAGGCTGCTACTGGATTAAGGAATCCATTTAATGATAGATCTAATAAGCTTACCACAGAAGAGCGTATCGACATGTTCAACAAGTTTGCTATTGGGATGACAGCTCTGTCGATTCTTGCAAGCAAGGTTGGTGAGGATGACGATGATTGGTTTGAAATTACTGCTGGCGGATCTACTGATATTCAGAAAAGATATGAACTTCAGAAAGGCAAATGGAGGCCGTATACCATAACACTCAAAGACGGTACTAAGATATCGTATAAAGACTGGCCAATCGCAGGTATTCTTGCTGGCGTTGGTCATATAAGAGACGCCAAGAAGTACAGCTTTGATGATAACACGCAGCTTCCGCTATATGCATACGGTTTCTTCTTGAATATGTATGACAAGTCCTTGCTGTCTGGACTCCAAGATTTCTTTGGAATGTTTGACGTTCAGGCTGGTCGTGGGAAGTATGCCCCAGACTCAAAGATGTCTCAAAGAATGGAGAAGTATGTTGCACAGCAGGTTAAGTCTGTAGCTGTATCCAATCTCGCACAGCAGACTGGTAGATTATATAGTGAGCTTGTTACTGGCGATCCACAGCGTGATGCTAAAACTTTCATGGAGGTTATATACAGAGACCTTCCAATGTTTAACGATCGCATCAGGCCAATCATTGATGTGTTTGGCGAGGAGGTTAAGTATAACACTACAGAGAGATTGACTCCTGTTTCAAATCCTGAAGGAGACAAGATGATCAAGTGGCTTAACGAGAACAAGTTCTTTGTTGGAGTGCCTAAGAAGATGAACATCATAATGGAGGATGGTACCGAGAGGCCAATGAATGATCAGGAATATTATGAGTATAGGAAGCTTGCTGGTCAGGAATCCAAGAAGATGATCCAAGAATTTATGGATGGTATCAAAGAGGATGATAGGATGATAAGTGAGTCTATGTTTGATGCTGCACTTGAGACTGCTAGGTCTATAGCATATGTACAGATACTTGAGAAATACGGATTCAAATGAACAAGGCAGGAACAGATCTGGTGAAATCTTTCGAAGGTCTCAGGCTTGAGGCTTATCGGTGCAGCTCAAATAAGGAAACTATTGGCTACGGCAATACCTTCTATGAAGATGGAACTAAAGTAAAGATGGGAGATAAGATCACTGTCGATCGTGCAGTCAAGTTGCTAGAGTTTATACTGGATAAATTTGAAGATAGTGTTAATCGCCTAGTAACCAGCAAGTTAAATGAAAATCAAATGTCAGCGCTGGTAAGCTTCGCATACAACTGCGGTGTAAACAACCTTAAGTCATCTACGCTTCTGAAGAAAGTTAATGCCAACCCAGACGATCCAACTATTGCAGACGAGTTTAAGAAGTGGACCAGAGCCAATGGCAAGATACTGACTGGACTTGTCAAGAGAAGGAACGCAGAATCCACCCTGTATTTTACTAAGCTTAATAATTAACCTTAAATATTTTTGCAATGAGAAAGTTCTTTTCAGACCTATTCAATGACAGTAATTCAATCAATGAGAAGAATGTCATTGGAGTATGGGCATTCTTCGTGATGGTAGTTTACTCATTTGTTGACGTAGCTACCGGAGCTTTTGGTAAAGACCTCGCTATCAATGAGAGAATATATACATCCTTCGAGACTATTGTCTTGGGGGCATTCATCATATCTGCAGGAGAGAAGATAACTAAGATAATCAATGGCAAGTAGATACACAGAAACATTAAGTCCGCCCACACCAGAACCAAAATCTGTTGCCAGTGCTGTCGCTAAAATGAGACAGTACATGAGCAAGGCGGATGAGTTCAACTCTATTGTAGATAAGGCAAAGTCTAAGGGTGCTGATATTACTATGGCCGCAGATCCAAGAAGTTTTGTTTCAAACAAGATGGTAGCAGAAGCTAGAGAGAGAAGTAAGAAAGGTAAGGCTGGTGGAATCCCTGTTATAGGCGACCCTCTAAATCAGAATACCTGTGCTGCTGGTGTTTGTACAATAGCTGCTAATGCCGGAGTGAGCTTTGATAAGATGGCTGGAACTCTGCACACTGGTCTGGCAACAGATGAGAAGGGGAGGAAGATACCTCAGTATAACCCACTGTTTGCGGCACAGCTAAGTAAGTCTGGGTATACTGAATTGAAGCCAGACGAGAAGCCTATGCCCGGTGATTTGGTGCAGTACTTTGAGGCTAATGATACTGGCGCCATGAACCCATATCATCTTGAGTTTGTGACAGGCGACAAGGGTGGTGGGAGATACGAGACTTTTAATAACTACGGTTTGTTTAATGAAGGTAAAGGCGAGTCAGAAGTGGTAGATGCTAGAGGAACCAATGCCAACCAAAGGGGCAGGGTTAGTACGATGAACAGATTCTACAGGCTAACACCAGAGGCTGCAAGAGCTGCAGCTGGTGAGGAGAACTCTAAGTATATAGAGCAGGCTAACATATTAAGAAACGAGCTTGGGTCTATTAGGCAGAGTGGATTGGATGGGGAAAGTCAGGACACGTTTGCCGTAATATTTGGCGGACTAAAGAATAAGCAACCTAAGGAAAAGGTTTTAAAGAATGCCCTGCATTTTGCAAAGAATAAAGAATATGTCAAAGCAGTAATAAACGAATTATATGCGGAAGGGAACTGAGTCAGTAAAGGTAACCTTCGGAAAGAGAAGGAGAGGTAAGGCCCAGAAAAGAAGGGGTCCAAAAGATAAAAAGATTTCTAAATACAGAGGGCAAGGATGAAACTATCAGAACACTTAGACTTATCAGAAGTAGTACGCAGTGAATCAGCAAAGAGGAATGGCATCAGCAATATGCCAACCCCAGAGCACATTGCCAACTTCAAACTATTGGCGGAGAAAGTATTTGAACCAATCCGTAATCACTTCAGATGCCCAATACACATCTCATCAGGATACAGGAGCAAAGAGTTAAACTCAGCAATCGGTGGTTCCGCCACAAGTCAGCACTGTTCGGGGGAAGCCATCGACATCGACATGGACGGATCTCCAAACGGAGTGAGCAACGCTGATGTGTTCAATCATATTAAAGATAACTTGGCATTTGACCAGCTTATCTGGGAGTTCGGGAGTGATAACAACCCAGACTGGGTTCATGTATCCTATGAGTCTTCAGGCAAACAACGCAAACAAATTCTTAAAGCTAAGAGGGTGAACGGTAAAACTGTATACACCCCATATGAATAATATAACTAGCTTCATCGGATCTCTGTTGGTTATGGCGATCGCCATAGTCATCTTCTTTATGCTCATGGAAAAGGAAATGCCGCAGTCTAATAGGGAGCTGCTGATTGCATTTGTATCTGTACTCTTTGGCGCAATGGCCACATCAATCAAGAAAATAACTGGTGACGATGGCAAATAGAATCATTGCAGTAATAGGTGCTATCTGTCTATTGGGATTTACTATCTACATGTACACTCGCACCCCCGAACCAATCCAGCCTGAGATCAGATCGATCGACAGTACCTTTATGAAGGCTGACTCTAGTATGCTCGTCAGGATCAAGAGGGTAGAACGCAGGGTGAAATCTCTGGAGAATGGAAAGTAAAAAGTTCCTATCAGAGAACTGGTCAGTCATCGTTGGTGTACTGACCGTTTCGTTTGTAGCTGGGGGAGTCCTGTCTGAGTTTAGATTAATGAGGGCAGAGATTGAGGAGCTAAAGAAAGATACATCTATAAAGCTGCAACAGATACAAGACAAGGACGATAGGAAGAAAGACTGGCTTGAGGAGCAGGAGCAAAGGATAGATGATCTGGAGGAGTGGAAGAGCTATGTAGAGGGATCAAAGATTCTCGACAAGTAGCTTTATCTGCAGCAGAAGATCTACTATCTTGACAGCTCTATCGGTCAAGCAATAGACAACGTGTTCGCCATCTACTTTCCTAATCAGGCCGTCCCTTTCAAGTTCCTTTAGACTTTTGGTCAGCATATTACCACTGACACCCGGCATAAGCTGCTTAATCTTGTTAAATCTGGCAGGCTTATCTCTCAGTATCATCAGGATAATAGGTTTCCATTTGCCGCCTATCTTCTTCCTTTGCAACTCTAGTATTTTTGGATCGATCTTTCTGATGCCAGAAATTAACCAAACATGCGTCCTTATTGTATACAGAAACTAAAAACAAGTTAGATTAAACTAACCTAAACAATGTCCATAGCCGCTCGGATATCTCTCTATTATAGATATTTGGTACATAACAATTAGCTATGGCAATCAAAAAAACCACCACCAAACTTCCAGTTGGAAGGTCAGTACGTGTTGAGTCGGGCGATGTTTTTATTATCCAGAAAGACATACCAATGTCTGGATTCAGGTCTATAGGCGCAAGCCTGAGGTATCCATTCTCTGAGATGGCAGCGGGAGAGTCCTTCGAAATGAAGTCTTCAAAGACCGAGATTAGAAGGGCAGTATCCAGAGCCAGTGCTGCCTGTGTAAGCTATGTTAAAAAGAATAACAAGGCTGCTAAGTTTACAGTTAGAAGAACTGGTCCTGATACACTCCGTGTCTGGAGGGTTAAATGACTAGATCGTCTATGACGATTCCGTGTTCGCTCAGTATGTCATAGATCCTGTCGTAGATCAGATCGAGAGAGTCGTATGGTGTGAAGTTCTTATCCTCATCCAAAGCTTTCTCGATCTTTATTTGCATACCTTTCTTGGCGTTATGTATTATCTCCCAAAGAGCCAGTGCCAAGTCAAGAGATTTCACGCAACGCATGTGCGCAAGGCGATCATCTAAGTCGTTGAGATCAAACTCTAAAACTCCTTTCATAGTAGTCGTTTATAAATTTAATTTTCCAATCTCCTGTATGCCCATCTTCATCGAGAGCATACATAATAGCTTCGGCAATATGATTCCTTTCTATTGCTTTTGCTTTATTAACTATGTCTATTATATCCTCATGCTGTTTAAATGCCCTTTCATCGTCATAAGAAATATAATTAACTAATTGTTCAAATAACCATTCTACTGCCGTTTGTTGTGCCATAGTTTATTTGTTATAGGTTTCGTTATAATATTCTTCGTTACTAAAGTGAGGGAGAGTGGGATGATTGATGGGCATCTCCTGACCATCAGCAAAGGCTTTTTTTATCTGCTCTTTCTCCATTGCTTTGGCTTGTCTTATTAAATCACCATAAAGCATTCTTGCATTTTCTCCTAATACTTCAAATACCAACCATTCAACTGCCGTTTGTTGTGCCATAGTTTATTTGTTGTATGGTGATTTATTCAGAATCTTTGATTTAACACCTTTAAAAAATGCATCATTGAACTGATAGCTTTCAATTTCAAGAGCATTATCTATTGCTTCCTGCATATCGCCACTGTGTTCTGTGACGTTATACATCATCCATTTTGCTAAAGTTTCCACTGCTGTTAGAGAATTATACAATCCATCTTTAGCATCTGCTTCCATGATTTCTTTTAGCATTTTCTTTTGTTCATTCTTTTCCATCGACTATATTTTTTAATTGGTTCCAAATGCTTTCAGAATTTTCACCCCAGTAATGGTCGCACTTGTCATCTTTGATCGGGGGGTTGAGAAAGTAGGACTGTCTATAGCTAGGTTCTGCGGTGAACCTGTAGCATGATTCTTTTGCTGGGCATCCTTCACCCGAGCACATTGTTATGTCCGGCATCATTAATTAGTTTAGACCAAGCTGGATTGTAACTGTCCAGTGGTATTTGTTTTTTACGTTTGGGTTTACTAGTAAGGTGGTATGCTCTACAGATAGGGCACTTGTATACACGCTTAGGTTTCCTGTGTTCGCCACCCAAGCTGGTGATCTCTTTAACCCTCTTGACGGCATCTGCCTTGGTTCGGAATTTAGCTTTGTTGCATTGCATCTCTTTGATCGTTTATCCATAACTGCATTGAGTCAAGGACAGCTGTCTTATCTTCTTGGCTAAGTAACCAGAAGTCTTCTGATATGTTTACTATAGCCACGTCAAGCCTGCCGTCCTTGCTTACTGAATACCTTGCGCTTATTTCTCTCATAGTTTGTTTATAAAGTCTTCTAATTTCTTTTTAGTCTTGGAGTCCATGTGAGTTGCACACCTTAGTAGTTCGTCATAGAACAGATGATCTTTCTCCCGAGCTTCGCTCCTTCGGTCTGAAGGGATCTTCAATTCAATGGCGGTCTTCAGCCACCTCAGCTTGGTGATTACAGGTGGCATGGTCTCTCTAAATGCAACATGCTTTTGCTTTAGCAGATCCTCTGCATACATCAGTGCGTTACATATACTGGCGTGCAACAACTCAAATGACTCTGCCTGTGACTCAGTTAACTTCATTGATGATCTCATTTATTTTTGAAAGAACCTGACCGATGACAATACCAATCTGCAAGTCGTTGCCTTCTTCGATGGCTCGGGAGAGAGATACTGATATCCCTTTGAGGTCGTCTAGTATGGGGCTCTTGTCAACGAATACGTTTACATCTTGAGCTATAATGTCAACACTTACCTTGTCTGTTACTAATTTGTATTGTTCGTTATCCCTTAAGTATATATGTGTCATAAAGTATTCTTGTGGTTTCTTTTAAATCTTCCAGTGTTCCATTGTTCTCGATGATGGCGTCAAAGTCCCAGTCGTTTAGTGCGGTCTCAGATGGGTGATCATTCACTGGACCAAAGCCAGTTCTGTTGACCCTGACTATTATTCCGCCATAGTCTTTGATCTCTTGGGCTTCGTTAGGGAATCTTACGTCAGTGATAACCCACCTTGAATACTGGCTGTGGTCTGCAAACAAAGCATTGACCCAAGCCTTTTCATGGAGGTTGTTTCTAATGGCTTCGGTTCCCAGCCGCTGAAGTAACTCCCGAGCTGTCATGTTCCATCCCGGCAGAACCTTTGTCTTGAAATGCTGGTTCTCGAAGTTGTATGCATCAAAGCCTGTCAACATACTGGCGATATACTTGAGCTTGCCGGAGAACTTCTTCACCTCAAACGTTGGCATCTGCTGCCTGATGAATCTGGCAACCTCGTCCTTCCCTGACTTTGCATATCCACTGAGTCCAACTAGTTTAATCATATTGATCTGTATGTTTTAACTTCCTTTAATTCTAATCTTCCTTCATATTGTGCCAGTAGCAGAGCTGTCAGGTACTCAGCTTCGTGGTAGTCCAGTACCAGCTCTTGACCAGCGATCTCGATAGTGATATCATCACCGCTATCCAGAATACCAGCCAGATACTCTCCATCTTTTTGGTTAATGGTAGTTGTCCTGTCTCCTTTCTCGATGGTATACTCCCAGTGTATTGGTCCTTCGTCTATCTTATGTGATACGTATACTTGCATTTGGTTTGTTTTAGAAAGGGGAGGAGTTACCCTCCCCCTTAATTTAGAATGGTAAGTCGCTTGCTGCTTTTGCTTTTGGTTCGTAGTTGTCTTCAGTCAGTCTATAGTCTGGAGACTTCTCACCTTCTTTCTTGAAGCCATTAGGCCACATAGTGTAGCGTTTGTCTCCAATAGTTAGAGAGAGAATTTCTACTTGTCCTTTAGATGTGTTGATCACCTTGCGCCAAGCTGCGCCTACTGATTGGTTTGCTGTACTCATTGTACTTGTTTTTGGTTATTAAAAATTATTGTTTCCATTTCCATACATACCCATATGCAGTTAGATGTCCGGGTTTGTTATTTGCACATAGAGATATACTTGAATGGCTCTTTCCGATTGACCTAGCGGCTGCACATGCTGACTCATACTCAGCCAATAATTCTCCATCTAGAGAATACATTAGTATTCTCTTAGAGAATCTTTCTGTAAACCTTTGTCTCCCTGATATTGACTTCCCAGTATTAATTGATGATTCTATCTCATCCCACTCTGGAGTATCACCGTAGTGACAAAAAGTAATTCCCTTACTATGATATTGCTTCTTGTGTATACATGCATGTACTGCACCTCTATTTACTCCTGTAGCAAAGGATGCTTCTGATATGCTCTCAAAAGATCCAATATGATTTTTTGTACTAACATCATATGCATCTATCGCGTATGACATCTTAAGTTTAAATGACCTCGATCTTTTTCTTTTAGAATATTCTGAGTCTATTCTGCCAAACGAACCATCGCCACCAAATGTTAGGTTCACAAGATGTCCAGAATTATCTATTCTCCTACCATAAATAGATATAAAGAATTTCTCCCACTCTTTTGCATCATCTACAGACTCAAACTCTTTTACTATATCTATCGTGTATGAAGTTTTACCTACTATGTTTTTCCAAAATTTATTACGAGAAGTCTTTTCGTTCGGCCTGTACTTATCTCCTATACCTACATAAAATACTTGACCATTATCATCCCTAATATGTTGATATAAGTAGTACATACAAAAACAAAAGCCCCGTCCAGATGCGAGCTGAAACGGGGCGGATTATTACTAACCCTTAGTCGGCTCGCATTTCGCCTAAGGATTAATGCAAAGCTCAAAAGATATCTCTGCACATCTCCTTAAAACAGGGGGTGAATTATTTCTTCAGGTTTATGGTTAAGAAATAATTGAACAGGTAAGCTCCGATCTCAAGGCGTTTGTCTTCCGGATCGTAGAGAAAAGTGAATGTGGGGATGATCATGTATACATCGATCTCGCCAGCGTCAATAACTAGTTTCATGGTTTGATGATTTTATATTCCGAGGTTTAATTGCTTTTCTTTTTTCTTTTTGAATACTGTTACTACCGCATCACCGTGCCTTACACTACCTTCCGACAGCCATCCCTCTTCAAGCAGGTCGGCAATAGTCTCTTTTAGCTCCTCAATGCTTCCGCCAGTTATCATGTGTAATCCTTCGAGAGACGACTGAGGGTGGTTCGTTAGTATCCTCTTTACTAGTTCTTTCATGGTTTAATAATTTGGTTTGTAATTAGTGATTGTATTATCTCTCTGAAGTCTTCTATATCCATCGCAACTATAGTACCCTTCCTATTCTTTTTATGTAGCACTATATTCCAATTTGTATCCTTTGGCATACTATCAAGAATATCATGCATGCTTCCGAGCTTTTCTACAGCTTTGCACTGAACTGATAATGGGTCTGTGTTTGTTAGATCTATACCTTGATCATCCTTCATCTTGGATTCAAACCTTGATGTGTTACACTTTTCGAACCCTAGATCACGAAAGAACTTTACCATATCTCTTTCGAATGAATGACCTTTGACTCTTGCTGACTTTCCTTTCGTTGCCATATTCTTCCTGTTTTATGTAGCTCTTCAATCGTTGACCAGCTTACAGATTCATGAAAGACTGTAGGGTGGAACTCATTCTTTCTGTATACCTGCTGCATGTAGTATGTCTTGTTGGGTTGTATATCTTCTAGCTTTGTTGGTTCTAGAAGGTTCTCCCCCGAACTGTCCTCCACATACTCAAGCCATTGACCTCCGTTATTGAACGTCCTCCAGTTCTCCTTAAAGAGAATCTGCAAGTGAGGCGAAACCTTGGATGTCTTTGTTCGTGATCGGCTGGCCGATGAACTTCGTCTTGTCGCTGCCATCGTTTAGTTTTTCTACTGGGTGATATCTGCTGTTGTTGATATTGAATTGGAAGTAGTTGACTCCAACCTGACCTGAGTACTTAAACCTTACCTTCCATCTGTGTAGTTCAGTCTGCTTGGTCTCGAGGTTTCTGTAGACAGTCATACCATTGTCAGGTAGGTTGAACCAGTGTGACGAGTCTCCAACATCGTATCCGTTAGGGACTCTGTAGATGCCACTCTTGATCTCAGTCATCTTCTTTGGGTGCGCCACAAGAAATACATGGACACCAAAGTTTCTGGCGAACCTTGACACATCGTTCATCATGTTCTTTATCTGGTGGTGTCTAGTATCGGTCTGGTTACTCATACTCTTCTCGACAGTACTCATGTTGTCGATGACCATGATGTTCACGCCAAACCTCTTGACCATGTCTTTGGCCTTCTCAAGGATACCCTCAATAGATAGGTCGTTATCTGACAACCGATAGTACTTGAAGTGTTCGTTCATGAATGGCGTCCACTCCTCAATTTCATCACGGGTGATCCTGCTGCTGTAGTCAGACTTGAAGAAGGACTTTCCTATGCCAATCTGATACATATCAGATAATGCAAAGGCTGTGTTGGCCTCCTCGGCTGAGTAGATGAATGACTTCAGTCCGTGCATCTCCGCCAGCTTAAAGATGACGTTCTTGATGAAGGTGGACTTGCCGTGTCCCGGTATGCCAGTCACGAGAGTAACCTGACCGGGATGCCAGATGAAGTCCATACCAATGTCAAAGCCTTGAGGAGTACCCTCGTCATATAGACTGAGAACCTCATGCTTTACAGATAGTGCATCGTCAATACCTTCTACAGGAAACGGACTGGCTGAGTTGTAACACTCGACCAATCCTGCTGTTCCGCTGTTGATCAGGGTATCGTTGGCGTCCTTGTATGGGAGTTCAATGATCCAGCAGTTGGATTTGCCCAGCCTTCTGGCTAACTCGTTTCTCAGAGCTATGCCAGCCTCGTCCATGTCTGTAGCTAAGCAGATCCTCTTGCCATCAAAGATGTGGTACACCTCGTCAAGCCATTCCAGCTTCTGTGATCCTTTGCTTGCTCCGTTGGGTACAGAGATTACGTTCTTGATGCCAGCCTCGTAAAACGAGAGCGCATCCATTTCGCCTTCGACAATAACCAGTTCAGTGTCAGAATTGTCAATTGCAACGTCAATCCCGTAAGGAATAAGCTGAGCACCAGAAACCATTTTAAAATGCTTATCACTAGTCCTGTACTTGATGTTGATGAGTTCGCCATTGTAGTAGTAGTTGAAGTGAATGGTGTTTCTCTGTTCGCTAACCTGAGGCATGTATTCCAGCCCCTCTGATATCTTATATCTAATGAGAGTCTGATTGGATATCCCCCGATCTGCAAACCATTTGACTACGCCATCACTTAAGGTCTTGAGTTCTGTCATCGGCCTGAAGTATTCCTTCTTTGGCGTCTTGATAGATCCCTTCCAACCACAGTTATGGCAGTTCCATATACCTTCAGCCACATCAACGCTGAGGCAAGGATCGCTCTTATGCTTCCTGCTGTCAGAGCACTTTGGACAGACAACCTTGACGTTGCCTCTCTGTCCATCTCTGACATTAATGCCCAATGATCTGAGTTGCTGAATCATGTTTCTGTTTGTTTAGCCAGTAGTGGTTGGCGTCATCTAAATATTTGAGGAACTTGCCGGAGAATAGAGTTGATGGTCTGTTGTACTCCTTCATCTTATCGTCATCGCCCCAGCTTTCTTTCTTGTGGACGATCACACTTCTGAAGTGATCGAGTGTCAGCTTGCTGTTCTGCTTCAAGATCTTCTTGACGAGTTCGATGTTGGAGTGGAGCTGATACTTAGTACCGTTAACTTCGTTGAAGTATTGC